CCTGAGATATGCCTTTGCGCAATATCTGAGAAAGAGCAATATACCTATAGAAATCAGGAAGCACCTTATGAGGCACCGGTCTCTGAGCTCCCTGCAGATTTATGAAGCTCCACAGAAAGATGAGATAGATGCGCACCTAGGTAAGGTGTTTGAAATGAGATCGGCGATGTTAACTGAAAGAAAATAATTTAAAGGAGTTTTATGCTTCAAATACTAAAAAGGAGGTGGGAATTTGAAGAAAGAATTATTAATCCTAGGAATTTTGGCAATCCTGGTTTTCAGCGGCTGCACAAGCAAATCAACAACTCAGCCTACTGAACAATTAGAGGCACCCAGCGATACAACTATCAAGCAAACATTATCCAATGACGAAAAATATCCCAATTTAATCAAGAGTCTTTTAGCCAGTGAGAAAGGACTCGACATTACAACACAGGTAGCAGATGGTAGAAGCAATGGGGGCGTAAAGGCCCTAATTCTAGGCTATGAATCGAGTGCTTTAACAGAAACACAACTAGCAGATGAAACAGGCGCCATCCTTGGTTCCTTCATTGGAGCTGTGAAAAATGGTTGGGACATAGACGAGCTTATGGTCGTTGTCGCAGATACTCAAGGAAACGCTGTTGGAACATGGCATTGTTCAAAAGAGTGGATAAACGACTATCTAGCAGGAAAAGTAACAATGGACTGGCTTGTCTTAAAAGCGGTTGGTTCAATGACAATATTCGGAGAGTCCTAATCCTATTTTGGGCTCTTTCTTTATTTCTTTTTCTGTAAATCAGTTACTATCTTCTGGACTAAATCCCTTTTCTATGTCTTCTTTCCTCTATTGTCTGTAAATGACTTACGATAGAGAAAAAAGCTTACTATACTACTACTGCGAAACCAATGTATCGTAACTGACTTACAGACATGTTCAAAGCAATCCTATTGCCATCAAGATTAAGGCCAGCCCAAACAATATCAAAATCAGCTGATTGGAGGATATCTTAGCCCCCAACCTATTCGCAAGCTTCCAAAACAAAAGAGTAGCCACCATAAAAAAAATAATGGCGGCTACGTCAAGAATGGCTTCAATCATGTTTACAAAATCCCTCTAGTTTTCTAGGAATCTACTTATTTTTCCTAGCAACCTGAGCCCTGTTTTAATTACTTCCTCAACTGCAACAACCGCACCGAAGTACAGCAGCTCGTTTCCGAAAGCTATCTCGACAGAGATTCCTGAGTATGCAGCAACGCCTCCGACCACGGCACCAATGAGCAAGGTCTTTACAAACTTCTTTTTGCTAAAAGTAAGCTTGTCTTCCCTTCCTTCCTCGACTGCCTTTGCTTTCTTATTGTAGAATTTTATTAGGCCGTATGCAGCTCCTGCAACAATTCCTCCTACTATTATTTCAAGCATAGTTTCACCTCCTCATGGTTTAATTCCAAAAAACATACTCCAAACTGCTATAGCTCCCCCGAGTATTCCACCAACAAAGCCAGCAATTCCTCCATACTTTCCACTAGATGCTTTATTATCTTCTTTCAAATTTTTGATGTTAGTTTTAACAGTGGCAAGTTCTGAAGAAAAAACTCCCCTAGTTTGGGAACAGGTACTATTCTGACCGTCTATTTTCTTAAATATCAAATCGATTTTTTTATCCAGATTATTCTCAAAGCGATCCATTCGCTCATGCAGGGCCCTGAATGTTGCTTTTGTTTCCCCTTTGAATTCTCCATTACCACCATTCAAATTATCCTCCCCTCTAGTAGTCCAGTTTTAAGTACGCCCCTAATGTGTACACTTTGCTGCTTGCAATGTTTTCAGCATAGTCCAAGGCATAACCGTAAGTAAGAGTTGAGAGACTTTCCTCCCGAGCCCCCGTATCTTTACGAATTACTGTAGTAAAGCTTGTGTTCTCAATGAACCAGATGTAAGTTCCGTCTGTTGCACATCCGAATGGGTACCAGGCTTCAGCTAGTGCTCCGTACGAAGAAGCATTGGCAAGCTTGTACCAACAGCCGTTTGTTATAGCTGAAGGATAGTGCCAGGTAAGGTGAAAGTTTGTTCCGTCCCAAGCCAGGCCTCTTCCTATCGGGCCATCATAACTAAGCTGGCCCTCTGGAAACCAACCCATTTGAATTTCTGTGGAGATTGTTGTAGGCGTTGCATTGAATTTGTAAAGCACCTTGTCCCTGTTTGTTTCGCCCTTTGTTGTATAAGTAGCGTAAAGGTTTGAGCCATCCCACTCGCAATCTGCCCAGAGGTTTCCTGTTGATTCTGTCCCGGTAATTGTGTGTGTCTCATCAAGCGAGCCGTCTGCGTCATCTATTTTGTACCAGGTGCCATACGTTCCCAAGTCTGAAAGAATCCACAAGTCGCTTCCGTCAAAACAAATTCCCACAAAGGTTCCATACGTGCTTACTGAAAAATCGTAAGTTGCTGCAGCTGCTATTCCATAGTCCCCTGCCACATGCTTTGCTATCCTGTTTGTTGTTCCGTCAGTATTTGTACTCCAAAGAGTTGTCCCGTCGCCACAGCAGCTCTGTGGATCATAGCCTGATGCTCCGCAAACTGTTTCCATATTCAGAGCCGCACTTATTGAAATCAAGTCTGCATTGAATTGCATTAAGAACCTTGTACCGTCCCTCACTGCGAAGAACCTTGAGATTGCAGAACAATAACCAGCGCCAGTTTTAGCATACGTTCCGCTCCCTCCATAATAAAGCTCGTCCGGAAGCCTTTGCGTAGCAGAACAATATACCCAAATACTATTAATTGCTGAAGAAGAACCGTCCGGTTTTACTCCAACAACAAAGTTGGCTCCATCGTACGCCAGGCCCCAAAGCGCTGTTCCTGCTCCTGCCGGCAGTGAAAAATTAGAATCCTCTACGGTCAAATCAGAAGCATTCCTTTGGCTTATTCTTCCGTTTGTAGCATCAACCACCCACAGGTTTGTTCCGTCATGCGCACAGTCCCTGATGTCTATTCCAAGCGTTGCAACAAGTTCCGAAGCAGAACCAGTAATCGAATCCATAGTATAAATTTCGCTGTCAGAATTTGTTGTATAAAAAACATTTCCGTCTTTGTAGAATGTTACGCCATAGGCATTTCCTCCCCAGGGAGTGCCGAAACGCCAGTATTCCTTGAATGTCAAATAATCGCCGAACCATACCTCTACAAAAGTCCAAGGCCTGTAAACAACTATCTCCGCTTTTTTTGTTGCAAACACTAGAGCATCAAACTCATCCATTGTAACCTTGAATTTTAAATCGTTCTTGTCGCCTGTGCTGCTTGCGAATGTGTGTTCTATTGCAGCATCATCCTCTGCTCCGTATGGGTCAAGCTCTTCCCAAGTGGCTCCTTTGTCATTTGAAACATAGTATTTGTTTCCATCATTTCCAGAATATTCCTCGCGCACAAAAGGCAAGCACTTTGTGTAATTCGCATCACCCACTATGGAGTCTGTGATTTCTGCTGTTGCTGACGAGCTTGGGTTTCCAATCTGCAAAGAGGAATCCGTTGTATAGGTATTGGTAAAAGTCCAGAAGTCGTCCTGGTCTTTTGTGAATTTGTAAACATAACTCTCCTCATAGTTGCCGGAGTTAGCAAACTCAATGCTATCCTTTGTTTTTTCGTACAGCTCTTTATAGAACGCTGAAGTGTCCTGCTCATCCTGCACTAGCATTACGGTTGTTTTGAAGCCAGAGCTTTTTGGCTCATAGCTGTGGTTGACATGTCGCACTCTGTAAGAGGTTCCGCTCTCTCCGATTTCGGAAACATTCAGCGTAATTGTTTTCCCGGGAACAACTCTCTCATCCCCGTAAATTACTGCCAAGCCTCCCCACTCGCTTTCCTTGTCCTCGAGCAAAGCAGCATCGCTAATTGATTGCACCAGGCTTGCAGTGTCCATTCCTGCATTCTTTATTATTTTCATTACCTTGCCGTACTTTGCAATGCTATCCTCATCCTGTTCTGTTTTGAACAGCTGCACTTCCTCAACCATCTTGCCATAGGTTCGGATATAATTTCGCACTGTTTTCCAATCAATGCCCAGGCTAATGTCCTCAACATTTCCCCCATCCCCGGAATCAATACTCACCTCATTAGCCCCGGGGCTGCCTGTAAAATGCAGCACATCATCAAAGTTAACCCATGAAAAATACTGTGCCTTCACGCAATAGTTTGCAATCAGTTGGTTTAGAAAAACATGGTCTAAGAATTCTGTACCAGGCACAATTCCTGCAGTAACAACTCCGCCCGTGTTGATTGACGGAACACGCGCATTGACCTCCGCTATAATAATATTTCCAAGGTCGGTATTTGTATAAGAATTAATTGTAAAATTTTCCATCAACAAAACCCAGGTTCCCCTGCCACTGATTGTAACAGTGGCTCCTGCTGATTTGTTGTAACCTTTCTTTACTTTCTCAACTCGCCCATGGAATGTTCCAACTACTCCCTCGCTCACATATCCCAGGTAAATCTTTACATCGTCATGGTAGGCAAAAAAATCATTGAAAGTGCCTGCTCCATTTTCAAGCTTTACAGTGAAAGAACTAGCCTGAGAATTAACAGGCAGGGACACAGAGAGTTTTTCAACTACGTTATCTGCCTTTATGCTAACATCATTTATTTTTAAATCGTAATCCGGTTCTATCCTAGTCATGGAAGTCCCGTTTCCTCAATTTTTATTTTATACTCCCAATGTGCGGTCAACTCAACCTCCTTCAGTTCAAGGATTCTAACTTGAACTGCAAGGTCAGTGTAGCCCTGGAAAGCCAGCACATCATGGTCCTGGTAATAAGCTCGCATTATTGCCATGTTCGCATCCCTAGTTGCACCTTCAAAAATTCCCTTGACTTCGTAAACTGTCGAATCGCTGCCAAGATACTGGCGCTTGGAGTTTTTTGAGCCCAAGATTGAATGCTTTGCAGTCCGCTTGTAATACTTCGGCTTTATGCCGTCAAAATCTACAATAAGCGTAAGGGCTTCGAGAGTTATTTCTCCAGCTAGCTGCAGGATAGCATCAGCTGCAAAGGTCTTCGTTCTTCCGTCCTGAACTAGGACAGCATCCATTGAAAATGTTTTAGTCAGCGCCATTCAAATCACTTGTTTTGTTTATTTGCCCATGCATCTTTCTCATCCTCCGCAAGGTCTCTTTTAAAATCATCAAAAGTGTAATCAGCAGAAAGGTTCACGTTCTCGATGTAGTACGTTACTGTGCCTCCACCGCCTCCGCCTACTGCAACACCTTCCACTAAACCTGCGAGGTCTTTAACTCCAATAAGATTGTCAAGGCTGCTGAATTTCTTAATGCCCTGGCCAGCTCTGTAAATGAAGTCACCAGCTTCTCCATCACCATTGTTATTTCCATTGCCTCCGCCTCCTCCGCCCCAATTAAACATCCCTAGCACGGCATTAGTAATATCAGTCATTGAAGGAATGAATCCTAAAATTGTATTTGCGATTTTCCAGCCTATTGATTTCAGGCCTCTTATCAGTCCCCAAATTATATTCCGTCCTGCAGTGTACATCCAGTTTCCAATATTGCGAATGCCTGTAACAATCTTATTCCATAGATCTGTGACAAAGTTCCTGGCTGCGTTTATTATTCCTGTGAACGTGTTGTAAAAGAATGTCTTCCATCTTCCGAGAATATTCTGCAATGGCCCCAAGTCGCCTTCCAAAGCAGAAAGCAAAGCATCAAAGGTGTCAATTACCAGGCCCACGTATTCCATTATCCATTCAAACACTGGCTTGAAAACTGTTTCCCAAGCTAGGAAAAGGACATCACTTACAAAGCCGAAAATTTCCTCAAAAGCAGGCCCGAACACATCAATTAAAATCCCTGCAATACGCCCTAGTAAATTCATTAATTTCTCAAAGATAGGCACAACTGTCTCAAAAACGTCCTCGGTTATATCTCTAATGCCACCGAAGTTAGTTATCCATGCTGCAGCAAGCAAACCTATAGCCAAAATCACCCATCCAATTGGCCCAGTTAAAGTACCTACAACTCCTGCCAAACCAGCAGGTCCTAACAATCCAACCAATGCGCTAATAGCAGGAAGTACCAAAGCAAAGGCTCCAACAAGCATTCCAATAATAAGCACGCTAGCCTGTATTACTGGGTCCAGGGATGCGAAGATCTCCACCGCTTTCTCAATAATTGGCACAAGCATTTCAAGAACTGGAACGAGTGCTTCTCCAATTTTTATTGCCAAATTGTCAACACTTTGCATTACTTCCTTAAATCTATATTCCATTGTTCCAGACATTACCTCTGTTGCATTTGCAGCAGCGCCCTCAGCATCGGTCATGTCTTCAAGCTTTTCAGCAAAGTTTTCTGCGTTATCTCCTGTCAATCCCAATGCACCTTTCAATCCCCTAATTTGATTAAAGAATTTTGCCATCTTTGTTGTTGAACCTTCTGCTTTTTCTCCAAGCAGCTTCAGTACTGTTGCAAAATCTAAGGTCTTAAGCAAATTTTCTCCTGTTGTTTTTGAAACTTCTTTCAGCACTTCGCCTGAAGCCTTAAAGACATCCTTCTGTGCTTCCATTGAATTTTTTTGTTCTTCTTGCGTTTCCTGCAAATCGTCCTGCTTTATTCTCAGCTTGTTGTAAGAAAGGCTCAGCTCCTCATTGGCTAGTTTAATTCTATCAATATCTGCCTCTTCGCCTTCAGTTAATTCCCTGCCTTGCTTCCTAGCCGTCAATCTAATTTCCTGAATCTTAACTCTGTTCACGGCCATGGCATCGCCCATGTCATCAAGCTCTGCAGACATGCCAGCAACGGCCTCAGTTGTTTCAGTATAAGCCATAGTCAAAGCATCCAGCTCTGCTTGCTGGGCAATGTAATCATCTGTTGCGTCTTGAACCTCAATTGTAAGCATGCCCTGTTCTGCTGCAATTTGATTCAGCGCCAGGCTCATGTCTTCGGAAGGTTTCAAAAAAGCAAGCATCATCATGTTCAAAGCCACAGTTGATTCACTAGCACTTAAACCTTGCTGGGTTAGTGTTGCAAGGGCTGCGGAAACAGTTTCAAAATTTACTCCAAGAGCCGCAGCTGTTGGCAACACAGTTGACAAAGCACTCCCTAATTCACCGTAAGTAGTAACACCTTTCGCAACGGTCTGAAACATAATGTCAGAAACGTGGCTAGCTTCATCGGCTTCCATGCCGTAAGCATTCAGCACCTGGGTTAAGCCTGTTATTGCAACACTTGCATCGACAGATCCACCGATGGATGCCTTAACTGCTTCCTCTAAAACATTCGCAGCATCAGCAGCATCACCGAATCCTGCTGAAACAACCTGATACAAGCTTGCTGCAATTCCTGCTTTTCCTCCTGCAACAGCATATTCTTCTCCTAGTCTATGGACAGTATCTCCGTAAACTTCATTTGCATTTGCTCCTGCTTCCATCAAAGTAGTAACATTAGCCATTTCTTTTTCAAAATCAACATATGCCTTTATTGCCAAACCCATTCCAGCAACTGCTGCAACACCCACTGCAAGCATTGGGCCACGCATCTTATTCATGGCCCCGGTCAAGCCGCCCAGCTTTCCCTTTACACCATCAACCACGGCGGAGGCTCTGTCAGTTGCCGAAATTATAATTTTTACTACATTTCCTCCTAACGTAACCATTGTAGATTCTTCTCCTTGTCGCCTTCGGTTTGCACTCTATTATGTGCGTCAACCAGCCGGTTGATTTCCTGATAAGTTAGGCCGGGCATTGTAAAGAAAGTGTATCCTCTGTAATGGAGGAACACTTCCAATAGTGCCTCATCAGGATTTATTTTTTTGATAAATCCTTGTCTAACTTTTCAGCATACTTTTGGATTGCTGCTTTTCCGGCTTCCTGCATGGTCTTCTGGTCTATGCTAAGGGAAATTGCCATTATTGCGGTGGCAATAGCTCCAGAGTATCTGGGTTTCATGTCCTTTATTTGTGCCTCAGTTACAACTGGTTCTATGAGATGCTCCTTGATTATTTTGCCATCCTGGTCTTCGGTTGTTTCAAAAATTTCTTTTCCTTCTTCTTTCCGCTTAACTAATCCAGCCGACAAAGCTTTTATTTCCCCTCGAGGCATTGGCGTTATTCTAACTGTTGGGCCCTGTGTTTTCACTACTTGCTTTTTCTTTCCGTCTTCCTCAACAGTTTCGTACTCCCTTAAAAGTTCCAATTCAACCTCAAGCGGCAAAAGCTTTCCGTCCGCTCCGCGTTCGTGCAATATGCCTTTTACTTCTAGCATACTCAATCGAACACCTTCTGAACTTTGCCGCACTCAACGCATTCCCTTATAGAATGAATCCCGTGCTGATTCCCTTTCCGTTTCCAATTGCTCCAATCATGAAGCCCGAAAAAACATCGTAGGCCCATTTAGTAGACCTCCGTTCCTTCGACCATCATAACCACGCAGCTTGTTATGTTTATCTCAAGGTCCTGCACAACTAGGTCATCCAATGGTGCGTCATCGTCTGCTTTATCGTATGTGCATTCACTGAAAATAAATTGAATGCGCTCGTACTCTGGCTTTTTCAGCGTGTGCTTGATTGTGAAGGTTCCGATTGTATCTTGTGGCTCTGTTGCATTTGCTACTCCATATTGCCTTTCGATTTCTTCCTTATCAAGCAAGTCAATCTTCGCTGTTGATTTGTAGGTTCTCACTCCAGGCACTAATTTCTTGATGTACCTGCCGTCTGTTCCCTTAGCTTTATAGTTGTTATTTATTGAAAAGCTAAAGTCGTTCAGGTCGTAGTCTGTTCCACCTGCTACTTCAAGCTCAGTGTCCCATTCCAGGTACATTGCCCCTGTGAAATCTGTGATTGAGGAAGCTGTTGCTCCGCTCACGTTTGTCTGAGGTTTCTTTCCAATCATGTTCGCAATGAATCTGATTGGATCGGTCTGTTCTCTGGCCACTGAATAGGTCAGCTCGTTTATTTTACAGCCCAGCCAGTATTTGATTATGTCATCTGCTGCTGTTCCTTCTGGGTTAATGTAAGTGTCCTCAACTGAAAGACCATAGTTTGAGCTACCGTGAATCAGCTTTGTTTCCTTTGCCCAGAAAATTGTTTTTACATCTGTCGTGTAGATTGCTGTTACTGCTGCACCAACCCAAACAAGTGCAATTGCAAGCTCATCTGTTGGCACGCTCGCCCAATCTGGCACTGGGTTTGCTGCTGCTGTTCCTGCTGTTACTGTTTCCTCTGTTGTTGCAGCATTGTCCTTGATTGAAACTACGTCCACTCTGTCCAAAGATGCATGTGCTGCACTGATTGTGATGTCTGTGATTTCGGTCGTTGTATAATTTGAGGATGCTATGTCATAGCTTCCTGCTGCTGCAAGCGTCAAAGTCATGTTCGGGCTTCCTGCCTCTACAAGGTTGCATGCTGTTACAACTTCGTTTGCATCGCTTGCTGCTACTGGCGTAGCTGAACCATCGCCCATTGCACCTTTCTTTAGTTCTCCAAAAACGTACTGCAAAAACAATCCGTTCTGTGGGCTGTACTCAACAGGCCCAGCGACCTTTACTCTTCCTGCTACTTTCTTCCCGACATTCCTGCCGCTTGATTTACTCCTGTGCTGAATTACGGGAGCAGCAGCTTTTATTCCGCAGCTTATTACCTTCCCAAAGGGCAGGTTCACGGCCGCAGATAATGTTCCGTAGGCTGTTTCCTCAACACCATAACTGGTTTGAGAAGACCAACCTGAATAATCTCTTTGCGTCATTACTTAGTCCCCTCCCGGTCTTTTTCCTTTTTCTCTTTCCTGCCAGGCTCTGTTTTCTTTACCACAACATCAGCTGTGATTTCTTTTTCCTTTTCTTTTTCTGGAGCAGCTTTCCTGGCACCTGTCGCTGCTTCATAATTGCTGTTTGTGAGGATCGCTTTTCCTACGTCCTCAGGGAAATCCCTCTCATCGCTGGCCTTGTGAATCCAATGGACTCCAGGGCCCTGCATATTAAGTTCTCCCCCTATTTTTGCTCGAATCCTCATCAGATCCCCTCCGTTACAATTACTATTTTTATTTCGCTTGAATCAAGCACAAATGTCTTGGGCTTAACTAAAGCCTCATATCGTGTTCCGATAAGCATTATGTCAACGTGTCTCCAGCTGTCATCTTCAGCTCTCAACCCATCTAAGTACCTATTCGTAACCATCAATTTCTTAATTTTTCCAGTCAAAATAAGCAATTTGTCCTGGCGCTTCTTGTAATCCTTATATTTTTCCAGAACAATAATGCTCATGCTGCTCTTCTGGCCTATTTTGTTCTGGCCCTTGTGTATCTGTTCTGTTTCGTCCTCTGTCCAGGCTAGCATCACTGCAGGATAATTCGGAATGCTGTTCGGCATTCCCTCATAAACTTTTTCCAAATCAGCAAGACCTGTATCCTTCTCAATAATTTGTTTTATCTTATTGCGAATCGCAATCATCATATCCAAGTTACTTGTTTCATAAGCCATTACATCGCCCTCGCTACTTCTGATTTAAAAATATCCATAATTTTTCTATTGGCCTGGTCAGGTGCCGGTTCAAAGGTTTGCCTTTCAGGTATTCTTCGTGTGCCCTTTTCATGATGAATCAAATAATTAACTCCAGGATAAACTTCGCCCTCCAGCTTTCTCTTGTTTACACTCTCATGTATTGAGGTTCTCATGTGGCCCTTGTCAATCAGGCCCATTAATGAACGGCCCATCTTAGATTTTCTAGCAAGAGTCGAGGGAGAAAAGGGAGGCCATCCCAAGCCTTTTGTTTGTCCAGTCTTGATGTTATCCATAACAACTTCCCGAACCAGGGCAGTTGAACGAACCAAGGCAACAAAGAGAGAATTTCTAATTTTTCCTTTAGTTCCTTCTAGTCCTGAAATGGCCTCACGCGCTTCAATTCTGTAGTTAAGCATGTCCTCATCCCGTATCCGTGTCGAAGAAGTCGCTGTTTACTTTCTCCATTCCGGAATCCGGGTCGGCGATGGCTTTGCTATAAGAGTCAAGGTATTCCCTTGCTTGCTTTTTCAAAATTTTGGAAATATTGCTTTCGTTGGGTTCAGAATCTGTAAAAAAAAAGTCATACACCTTGCCTGCTGCATAGCAGGCCGTTGCGTATTTTATCAGGTCAGGAATTGTTCCAGAATAAGTTTCGTCTTGAATTCCATTAACCCAAACTTCTGCTTCGGTGATTCGGAGCTCAACATTGTCATCGGACATCTCTCCGTCATCCATTTTTATTTGTTCCCAAACATCTAGTACTGTGCAATACGTTCCCATTACTATTACCTCGCGTTCCCGGTCAAAACCGGTTCAGGCAGCGACTGCCCCTGCCAGGCTACTCCTGGACTTATTACATTATTACTTTCTTACTTTATTTCTTTTTGCCTTTCTTTTCTTCTGGCTCTTCGGGCTCTTCAGGTTTTTCTTTTACCTTTCCAGCCTCAGTGAGCTTGCCTTCTCCTATTAGCGTCTCAACAGCATCTGCTTTTTCTTCCAGCAGTTTTTCTGAAAGTTCTATTGTTTCCCCTTTCAGTACCTTTATACCGTCGCCGAAGCTAATATCGGAAGTGCCCGTATTAACATATTTTTTTCCCATAAAAAAAACCTCCAGGTCTGTTTTCTATTTTCTTTTCTCCTTTAGAAAAAAAATAAAGGAGGGGAAATTATATCCCCGTTATTGAAATCAATGCGTTTGCCTCGTACACTGCTGGCACACTTCTCAGGAATGTGTTGAAGCTGTAACTCTGATTAGAGAGCACATAGTCCTCTTCCACATCTAAATCCTCTGCAACAATCAGCTCTGCAATGTCTGCACCTGATTGCATCAGCAATCCTGTTCCTGTAGCAATGTTCCTGTCAACTCTTACTGTTATTCCGAGCTTTTGAATTTTCTCGAGCTCAGTTAGGTCAGTGTTTGCAGCCCTTTGGTAGGTCTCCAAATATTGGTCCTTGTGCAACAGTAAATCTGTCGGCTCAAATTCATCGCCCATTGCAAGCATGGCCCCCATTATTGCTAATGGAATGTTTGCAACAGTTGCCCATGTAGCTCCCCCGAAGGTTCCACCTACACTAGCATACAGGCCGCTGACTCCTGAGAGCGCGTTCTGGAGAATGATTGTTTCATTCTCTTTATTCTGTGTCAGCCTACTTGCTCTCCGAGCCATAACAGTATTCAAAGCTTCGCCGTACTCTCTACTTGAGAGCAGGTCTTCCCTTGCAATATTGAAAGACACACCGTGCTTCAATACTGGGATAAGTTCCCTTGCCTTGTCTATTGCCATTCCTGGAAAGTTTGTGGCTTTCGCAACAACGTCTGCAGCTCCTACGTCTGTCAGAGTATCAAAGCCGAACTCTTGCCTGCCGATTGAAACCTTTCTTACGGGGCACACTTGCCTTCCAGCAAGGTTCACGTATTTAGGCTCAATGACAGCCGAGCGTACTTCTCTAAACTCTTCAGTTGAAAGAGATGCATCGTTCAAAATTTGGTTTAATTGTCTCATATGATGAGCACCTTCCCCCAAGCTGTAGATGCAATTATTGTATGTGCAATTCCTACAACCTTGTAGCTTGTTGCTGAACCAACTGTGAGTGGTTCAACTATTCCTGCTGCAGCACAACTTACATGTCCGCCTTCTGCGACACCTGTAGTTGAGTACATGGCGTAAATTTTACCAGGCACCAAAGCTGCAACGGTTACAACATCGTTGTCCGCATACTCTGCAGTTCCAGATTTCGCATAAATTTTCTCGTCCGGTACAGCAATTCCCTGCACGAATGCAGTGTCAGCTGCAGTTAACTTTACATCGTTTGCTGCTGTTCCTTTTTCCACAAGTTTTCCGAAGCCAATGGCTCCATCAGCTTTCCTTGTGAAGGTCGGTACAACAAATGATGGATTGAAATCATATACTCTATCCGCCATTTACTTCACCTTCCTTGCATCGGCATATATGTTTTCGCGTGCTTTTTTCAATTCGTCAATCTCACCGTCGCTGTCATGAAAGAGCGTCTTAACCTGCTTTTTCCCAATAGCGTCTGTTTTTTTACTCAGTTTCTCCATGGAGTCCTCGAGTTTCTTTACTGCGTCGCCTTTCTTTTCAGCCTCTTCCTCAAGCTCTTTATTTTTTTCTTTGAGCTTTTCGTTTTCAGCTTTCAAGTCAGCATCCTCAGCTTCCTCATCTTCTCCGTTGCCTTCGCCTTCGCCCTCTTTAGGTTTCTCGCCTTCTTTGGGCTTGGCTTCCTCGCCTTCCTTTGGCTCCTCTCCCTCTTTAGGCTTTTCGCCTTCAGCTGGATCCTCGCCTTCGTCTGCGATTTTCTTTTCAAGGGCATCAATCTTTTTGTCCTTGTCCGCAACAGAGTCGTTGAGTTCCTTAATCCTTTCTACGGCTAAGGTCTCAAGTCCTTCAGAGGAATCTGCTTCTAAAACTTTCTGTAATTCACTCATAATTTTATCCCTCCATAAACATCTGCCTTCATCTATCACAATCTGCTTAATATAGTTTTCGGTTTTTTATGGCAAAATCATGGAAATCAGCTGGATTTAGTCCAATGTATCGTAACAAAGTGACAGAGAATTAGAATGCGTTGAGGCCCACACCGTCTGCAGTGCCTGCGCGGCCTTGCATTATCAAGGCTAAGTGGTCAAAGAAGAAATTCTCCTGGCGAATGTCATAATGCTGTCCGTTGAATTCCCCCGGCACGTGCACTTCCTTACATCTGAATCCTGTGCTCACATCCTCTAAGCGCTTTGCTTTTGTGTCCTTAATTAGCTGTTTGTTTTTTTCATTCTTTTTAATGAACACGTCCCCATAAGAACGCTTTCCTTTTTTGTCCCACTTAACAGAATCAAAAACAATATGGCCTACTTGCTGGCCCATGCTTGTAACTACTTTCTCCGGAGGATGCACGTATGCTGTTATAGGTTTGCCCCTTAAAGAATCCAGTGCTTTCTTCAGTTCCTCAGCCGACTTGTAGTGCTTGCCATTGTCGTACGGTAGCACTCCTTCCTTTGTGAAAACAACATCATGGAAAGTAACGCCCTTCTCTGATTCAGTCCAGGCGTCGCCTTCAATGGCATCGCCTTTTGTTCCAATAGAATCAGTATGATCTATAAGTTTTTTTCCTGCGCCTTGCTCTTCAAGTTTTTTAATCAAAGCCTTATCTGCCAGGGCCCTGTCATTCTTTTTTGCCTGAGCTTTCAGTTTGCCAAACAAAGCCAGGTCGCTTAAAGAATCATTCATAATAAACCACTCTTACCTTCTGCATTCTCCTTAATATAGTTTTGCCATTTTTCAGGCAAATTTGTGCGATAAGCTCCTAGGCCCTGCATTTTCCTAGTCAATCCTTCCCATCCAAGCCCTGCACGTGCTCTTACCTTCCACAAACTCCTTATTATACTTTATTCTTTTTTTAAGAAATAAACGCCTCGAGAGAGTCTTTTCTAGTTTTTACTGTAAGATTATCCTTCCTAGTTGCCACGTCCAGGGAATCCTTTCTCGTTGTAACCTCTACTTGTTCCTTTCGGAGAAAAACATCCAATTGGTATATGGCAAGCGGCGCATAAAGAATTGCATCCCCAGTAAATGTTTTGTATGCTCTGCCTGTCAGTACAGCATCAATTGAGAATGTTTTTGTAACTACTATCCGCAGCATAGCATCGAGTGTAAAGGTCTTTGTTGCCTGCAGCATTATCCAGGCATCAGCAGTGAAAGCCTTTATTGTTGTCAGCTGCAGTATAGCGTTAATCTCAAAGGTTTTCAGGCTCACCGACCTTAGTACGGCATCCGCGCTGAATGTTTTGGTAACAACTATACTTAGTATAGCGTCTGCAGTAAAGGCCTTGCTCCCTACCTGCATTAAAATGGCATCAGCCTGGAATGTTTTTGTTTCCTGCTTTCTGAGGAAAGCGTCCGCAGTAAAAGCCTTTGTGAACACTGCTCGCAAGTATGCGTCTGCCTGGAATGTTTTCGAATATGTCCCTTGCAGTAATGCATTTGCAGTAAATGATTTGGAGTAACTTATTCTGAGTAATACATCTGCAGTAAAGGCTTTTGTCAGCCTGTCAACAACTACCGCATCTGCTATGAATGTTTTCGTTTCTGTTGCTTGTAACCAGGCATCGGCACTGAATGTTTTGCTGTACCTATTTACCAAAATACCGTCAGCCAAGAATGTTTTTGTTTGCACGGCTTGCAGCACTGCATCTGCTTCGAATGTTTTCGTGTACGTTCCTTTTAGAATTGCGTTGATTGAAAAGTTTTTAGCGTCTGCCGCTTCCAGGATTGCGTCCATGGAAAAACTTTTTGTAAGGCCGCTTGCTTTCAGGATTGCATTTGCTTCGAAAGTTTTGGTGAGCCGTTCAACAACTACAGCATCAGCCTCGAATACTTTTGTAAATGTGGCTAGGAGAATTGCGTCCGCTTCAAATTCTTTGGTTCCAACTATCTGCAATGTAGCATCTGCACTGAAGGTCTTTGTCAGGTCAGAGGCTTTCAAGAAAGCATCTGCGATGAATGTTTTTGTTGCGGTCCCGAACAGTATTGCATCAGCTGAAAATGCTTTAGTAAACACCGCTCGCAAGTGAGCATCTACTGTGAATGTTTTCGTGAGCCTATTTATTAAGATAGCGTCAGCCTCAAAGGTCTTGCTGAATGTGGCCTGCAGCACAGCGTCAACATCAAATGTTTTAGTCAACCTGTCAACAAGTACAGCATCGGCCTCAAAGGTTTTGGTTGCTGTTGAAACCAGGAATGCGTCCGCTGAAAATGTTTTTGTCAAGCCCTGTGCCTGCAAGTATGCATCCACTATAAAAGTTTTTGTAAGCCGATTTATCAGGAGTGCATCGGCTGTGAAGGTCTTGGTTACTACAGGGGATATGAGTATTGCATCTGCTGCAAAGGTTTTAGTCAGGCCAGATTGTTTCAATAATGCATCTGCCTCGAATGACTTAGAATAGGTCCCCTTGAGAATTGCATCAGCTGTAAAATATTTAAAATTTGTACCAACCCATGCATCCATTGTGAAAGTCTTCGTCAGGCCAGAAGCTTTTAGTATAGCATCTGCTGTGAATGTTTTTGCGTATCTTCCTAATTCATCAAATTTAACAGCTATATCTGTCCAAGTGGCAGAAGAAGACCAATCAGTACCACTATTTGCTGATTCGGTATAAGTACAGGTGGCTCCGCCGTATGTTTCATTAACATATACTGCACTATTTACAGTAGCCATGGCCGATACTCTCCAACAATTAGAACTATCTACAGAATTTGGAGATTTAAGGACTATTCTGTACTGACTTCCATTTGCAAAAGTTATAGGAGAACTAAAAGATGCGTACGTCCAGTGGTAGCTTGTAGATTCAGATGTTCCTGCCGGAGCTATTTCTCCACTATCTATAACATCTTCGGCATCCGGGCCTCTAATTTCATATTGTAATGCACCTGCCGGAGTTCCTTGTCTTCTTATAATAATTTCTAATCCTCTAACGGTTTGCGCCCCGGCGATTGTAATTAATTCTCCTTTCCAATATGCTCCATAACAGTTTTCAGTGTAGCCATAAGTGTAAGGCTGGCCTTCATACGTTGCATCATCATACTCAATGATAAATACTCCTGAGCCACTAGTACCGCCCCAATCAGCACCGCTGTTAGTTGATTGTTTAAATTCTAAACTCGAATCAACATAATTAGAATCATTATCTGCTTGGTTTCTTGGAGTGCCAATAACGGGTGCGGTGTAAATACCTCTCGATAAGTGTGCATGATTACTTCCGTCTATTGTTCCGCTTTGATACTGAATTCTGATTGCATAAGTAACTCCAGCAGTTAAATCGACTGTTTCTCCTAAAGTGAAAGTATTCCATGCTCCATCTGCAATTTGTTGGTCTACATATCCGGAGTTAGTTGCCCCAAGCCAGGTGCCATCCGGCTCATCCGAACCATCAACTGCTTGTAATCCAATTCTATAAGTCGGACTTGTTCCTGTAACTGTGTTTGAATCTATGCGAATAGCTGAAACAGTTTTTGTGTTTTGAGCCGTGAATATTATGGCTATTTGGTCGGTAGCAGCATCTAATGGAATTGATGCTACAGTATAATTCAATGCAGATTCATGTCCAAAAAGATAATTACTTGTTCCCATAATTATACCTCTTTAGAATATGCGTTCCACAATTTCGAATCTTCTGCTTTTGTCATTTGAGATTTCAATTCATCCAATAATGAATCTATCCATTTTTCCACATTAGTCTGATTAAAACTCGATGAATCAAAATGGTTAAATTTTGAAAACACATCAAAACTTTCTCCAGCTGAAGGAGCAAATTCAACTTCAATATGTATTCCATTTTCATCCCAATTAACTTTTTTTAGTGTTGCTATCATCCTTCCCAACCTCCTGGTCTGTTTCTTTCTTTGCTAAAATCTTTCATTCAAATCCCTCCAGATATTTTTTTATAAATCTTCATACGCATCACGCTCTCCCTCTTAGCTCAGCCTCAATATTTGGATTCCTAAGTTGTACAATCATGTGGTACCTTGCCATTGGCACATAGAGAATCGAATCGGCTGAAAATGTTTTTATTAAATTACCTGTCAACACTGCATCCAAAACAAAGGTCTTTGTCCCAACTAATCTTAGAACCGCATCCGCTGTAAAGGTTTTTGTTAATACCAGGACAACCCAGGCATCTGCAATAAATGTTTTTGTCTGTGTTGCTTTCAGAATTGCATTTGCCCCGAAGGTTTTCGTTGCTATTAACCTCAATACAGCGTCCACACTGAATGTTTTTGTTTCAGTTTTCCTAAGCACTGCATCTGCAGTGAACGCCTTAATATATGTTCCTTTCAGGATTGCGTTCACTGAAAAAGTCTTCGCCGTTACAGCAGTCAATATCGCATCAGCAGAAAATGTTTTTGTAATTCCAGATTCCTTCAAATAGGCGTCCGCAGAAAATGTTTTTGTGAGCCTGTTAACTAATACACTATCCGCAATGAATGTTTTGGTATTTACTGCTGAAACCAGTATTGCATCAATCGCAAAGGTTTTTGTTTCCGTGGCCTTCAGTATTGCATCAACTGAAAAGGTTTTAGTTTGGCCCAAGGCTTGCAGGAAAGCGTCAGCTTCAAACGCCTTAGTGAATTCCTTCCTCAAGAAAGCATCCGCTGTGAATGTTTTTGTAAGCCGATTCACTAGGACAGCATCAGCTTCCAGAGCCTTCGTTGATGTTGCCTTCAGTATGGCGTCAGCTGTAAAAGTTTTTGTTCTCCTGTTTATCAGAATAGCGTCCGCTGTGAATTCATTATAAATTACGCCATAGTACGATTGCCCGTACCTTCCAGTTCCATACAGTGCTGATTCTGCCATAGCCTCATCCTCTGAGCCTAAGAATCCAGCACACACGCAATAGGAATCTTTCAGCTATTAACTTTCTAAATATTATAACTCTCCCGAGCTTGGGATTTCCTTTGCTTCAACATTGTCCTTTGCCAGATAGCCTTGCTTATCGAGCAAGTGCATAACTATTTCAGACAATTCTTCAAGAGTCCAAGTTCGCGGTTCTTTTTCCAATGTTGTTTTGAATTTTATATGTATTGCTTCTAACGCCATATTTCTCACCTCAGTCGTTGTAAATAAAAGGCCAGTAACTTCCTCTCGCTATTTTTATGTAATCTAAATGCACTTCTGTTTCAGGGGGGCTTGCCGGATAATTCCAAGGTCCAATTTGCGTAAGTCCATTATAGATAGTATTTGGGTCTGCAGAATCTCCGGCTCCGTCATAAACCCAATCAGCACCATCGTCTTTTGAAAAAAAGGAAAAGGAATTCTGCCTAAATAGAATTCTGATGGTCCACCAGCTTACATTGTCGAATGTTTTGTCGAATTGCTTTACATAAGCATTGGTTGAATCGAAGTACCAGACGCTGTCTTCTGAAATTGCGACCGTATGCCTGTAGGTTCCTTGATATACGGATAAAAGAAAACAGTCCAATGTACCGACTGTTCCATCAAATCCGCCAGCCAGCTTGTCGAATTTAATTTTAAATTCAACAGTAATGTTAGGACTACGCTGAAATGCTCCTGCAAAATTTTGAAGAACAGCTGCGCTGTTTGTTCCGCCTGAATCTCCTGCAACCAGATGAGCTTGACCAGCTGGGTCTATTTCTATTGTTGCAGTTCCTAATGGGTTTTGTGTCCATCCGGTTAAATCATCAAAATCATCATCAATGCTTAAGAATCTCAAATCATCTACCTCGTGCGTAAATCCTAGAGTTTTTCGAACTGCCATAACATCACCTAAATATCCCAATCAATCGGATAGTATTCTCCTGCAGCTATTTTAAAATAATCAATATGCACTTCCGTTTCAGCTGGGCTTGCTGGATAGTTTTGAGCTATCAGCTGAATCAATCCAGGAAATCCTGCATTTGGATCTCCATCATCGCAAGAGCCCCAATAAGCCCAATCTCCATCATCATCTTTTATAAAAAGGATTATTGATTTCGCAAAATGAATAAGCCTTATTGTGTACCACGAAACATTATCCAAAGAAGCAGTAAATTGCTGGACATAACCATTCGTAGAATCATAAAACCACACGCTATCATCAGAAATCAGAACATAATTCACATGGACTCCTGTCAAAATACCTATTAAAAAACAGTCCAATGTAGCGGTAGTTCCATTATAACCTCCAGCTAATTGGTCAAACTTAATTTTAATTTCCGTTGTAAAAGATGAAAGGTATTGTTGAAAAATATTGCTTCTATATGCTCTTGCGGTGCTGTCAGTTCCGCCTGCATTTCCGGCTTTTAAATGAAGCTGGCCAGCTGGACTTATCTCTCGCAATGAAGTTCCTATTCCGTCAAGTACCCAGCTTGCAGTATCATCCCAAGGCTCGTCGATGTGCAAATACCGTATATCGTGAATGTCCTGCAACCGAGCTAATTCTTTGTACTCACTCATGGCATAATCATCCCCGGTGCGAACTTCACATAGTCCATGTGAATTTCTGTTTCAGCAGGACTTGTTGGGTAATTAATTACCCACATTAAAATTCTTCCATTAAGTATGGTATATGGGTCTGCGTTTCTACAACGACCTAAAAAGTTCCAGTCAGCGTCATCATCTTTAGCAAAAACTAAGGTAAAATTCGAATCAAAAATCAACCTGATGGTGTACCATGAAACATTGTCGAAAGTGGTGTCGAACTGTTTTACATGGACATTTCCAGCAGTGTAGTACCATACGCTGTCAGAAGTAAAGGTAACCACATGCATATATACTCCTGAATAATGTCTAAATTGGAAGAAATCGTTTGTCGCACCGGGAGTCCCAGTCCATCCTCCAGCTAACTGGTCGAATTTAATTTTGAATTCTACAGTCATTGTTTGGAGATTTGTCACTAAGCTATCAAGATACTTACCGCCAGTACTGTCTGTTCCACCTGCATCTCCAGCTACCAGATGCAATTGTCCAGCTGGGCTTTCTTCAACAGTGCGTGTTCCTGTGCCGTAAGTTGTCCAATCAGTAATATCTTCCCAATCTTCATCCTTTATGAGATTTCGGGTATCTACTATATCAGAATAATGAGCCCTTCCTTTGTACGCAGTCATAATCATTCCTCAACACAAACATAGAGCCTTCCTTCATCAACTTGGTACACTACTTTTCCAAGAACAGGAGTAAGCGCATCTCTCGCTGTTGCATCTGCCACATTATGCACCACTAAATCTTTTGCTTGATTGCCTTGAAATTCAGCATCAGCATTTACTGTTAGAATCTCACAATCAACATTCCTTGAGGAATCAATAACCTCGGTTCCCTGAATCTCAAGTGAAAGAGTATTCAGTTTGTGTGTGCCATCGTGAATGTAGTCATTGATATCATTCTGCCGTGCTGCAGTTATTAGGTCCCCATTCGAAACATCTGCCAAGTCTGCCATTACTTCCCACCTTCCTTATTTTTCCACTTTAAATAATCCGCAAGGTCGCCCCCTCCAATACTAATCTTTCGGATATTGGAAAACCAAGCAAAAACATCTTCTCTTTTAATTCCAGGCATGTCTTTAAGGAATAATTCTGCCTGCGCACTGAAATAAATTTCTACTTCTCTCCTAGTCACTTTTATCACCATCCTTTTTCTTAACCAAAATTGCATCAGCAGCTGCTTGAGTATTATCTCTTTTCACAATTACTGCCCCTACAGAAAAATGCTGCTCGTCATAGCATTTCGTTTCTGCCGGAATAGGATTCCCAATCGCATTGTAAGGAGCCTCCCTCCATATGCCTGAAAGCTCAACGTGCCCGTCCTCAAAAACGTAAGCTATATCCTGCACGCTCCGGCCGCCAATGGTTGCCTGCCATCCAACTAGATAAATAATTGACCTGCCAATAGGCTTAGCTTTAATATCTCTGGCCCCTCCACCAAATTTGTATTTCTCCAGGACTCTACGCCTGTAAATTAGTCTTCGACCTGGCTCCAGGTACATTTTGAAAAGAAGCTGATCCGGCACCGCTTTCGGTTGAATAATTCCGGCTTTCCTTATTTCAAAAGCAGAAAGCTTACTCCGGTCAATGTCCGGGTACTTGTTTTCTTTTCCATCTTCCTCGTATTGAGATAATTCTTTGCCGTCATTATAAACAGCCTTCCAGTAAATGCTTGAGTGCATCATTCTCTCCTCCGTAATGTTTCCGAGAATTTCTGAGCAGTTTCTTTCTTCAGAACAAGTTCTGGCAAAATCCATTCAGTAAATCTTAAGCAATCATAGAAAGAACGAAGCGTCCAACAGTACTGTGGACTCCAGTGTTTTTTCCAGCTCTTTTGTCGCCCTCTTCTCTGCAAAGAGCCGCCTAAATTAGAAACAATATAATCCAGGACGAATTTGTCCCTTTCAACTAAAGCAATCCTGATAAAAGGGCTTACTCTTTTCCTATCTTCAACATAGAAATTGCCTTCACCATCAATCATTCCGGCAAGCCAGCATTTAAATTTCTCGCTTACTTGGAAATTAAGTCTGCATTCTTTTCTGTTTGTTTTATTGGAGTCCATTGTATTGGTCGCCTCCTCCCTTTTGTTTCTTTATATTTCGTCGTACTGGAATGTGATTGTTTCGTCAGCCAAGTTTCCTGGGCTGGCTGTACTTCCCACAACCATCTGCAGCACAACATAGTCTGTTGTTTCGCCAATCGCATTGATTATTGTTCCTGCTTCCGAAATTGTACATGTCCTTGGAGCTCCGCTCGTGTAGGAAAACAAATCGGTTACAGCTGCAACATCAGTGTGGTTGGTCATTATTTCGTTTGCGTCAGAAACATCGTAGCCTGTGTCTGCTCCGCTGTTCTTGACCTGTACTCCATCGCCAACATTTACGGTGATTCCTGTTCCGAAACCTCCGCCGTCAGTGTACAGCTTTACGTTGTCCACCTGAGTATCTGGCGCTGTTGCACAGTAAAGATAGACTTGCTTCCATCGGCTGTACTCTGAACCTGCTGCCGGAATTGGCATTGGATCAACTGCATCGATTGTTGCATCGTCTTCTTGCTTGAACCTGATATTAGGGGGCCCAAGCCCGTCCGTGTTCTGCTCCGTTCCTGGAGTGTTGTCTGTTCCTCCAAAATCGAAGTTCACATTAAATACTGCTGCCATTTTTACGCACCTCCTTCCAAGTTTATGGCAAATCTTTCACTACGCGGATATCGAATCTCTTAGTAGTGATTATTTTTCCGCCTGAATATGTTATCTGTAATTCAGCATGATAGAGCCCGATTGTTATGAGCTCGCCGTTCTGCACCGTGTACTTGCAGGTTCCGTCCACTGCGGAAACAACCGAGCAAGTCACATCCAAATCTAGTACAGTTCCTCCAATAATTGCGCTCCTTAATTTTATTTCTGTAACATTCGTGAGGTTAACTACTACTCTAGCATAGTCATAGACTGTGAAGTTAATATCGTAAAGCTCATCGTTCTGAACTACTTCAAGAACTTCAACCATTTAGCTCCCTCCGAAATATGCTACAATTGTGCATCTGCAATTTGGATCTTCCAATTCTGGCGGCGTGTTGTTCAGGTCAAAAATGTGGCCGTTCAAGAACGCATGTGTTGGCCGCACCGCAGTGTCGCCAGCAGAAAGGTATTTTACTCTTTTCACTTTGCCCGAATCCCTGTAAGATTGTTTAATGGCTTGCGTCATTGCTCTGTGGGATTCCGTTCTCGCGAGAGTATCGGCATTATGTTTTGCCCCATCAACAATGAGCTGAATTTTCTTTCGCATTTGTGGAATGCCCTCTCCAGCTAACATGCTTTCCTGGACTGCAAAAAGAGTTCTCTTTGTAACGTCTGTTCCATAAGAATTTACAAAAACGTAATTCGATTGCCTTAATATTTTCTTAATCTGGCCTGCCTTCTCGCTGGCTATTATGTTTAAGTTCAAAAGTAATTCAGACCTTTCCCATCCATACTGCCAAGAAGCGTTCACATTCTTATCCACAACATCCTTGATTTTCTTGGCTCTGGCTTTCTCAATGAGTTCAAGCTCTCTCTCCAAATCCCCAAAGTCATCGGTGAGAATTCCCTCAACCTCGCTAGCCTTTATTACTTTCATTATTTCATTAATTGAAAACAATGCTTTCAAATCCTGTGCATAGTCCTCGCCTAATTGAATAACCTCTGAGGCTACTAGATTGGTTTCCTCAGAATATTCCCAATCAGGGAACAATGCATCCACTTTAGCATCTGTTTTGGCCTCTTGCTCTAATTCTTTTTTTATCTCCTCAGGATTCCATACTCCGGATGTAATACGAATCGATTCTGTTTCCGCTGTAAGCTTGTCAATCTCTGCCTGTTCCTTTGCGTTCATTTCCTGCAACGGGTTCCATTCAACTTTATAGTCGCCATCAGCTACTTGCTTCGTTCCTTGAAGAATTGTAATCAGCTGTTCAATGACTGGCGTAAAATCGAGTTCCTGCTTTGCGGAAATATCAGAATAATAATCTTTGAGGTTTGTTTCGCTTCCGGTAACTGCCCCTGCTGCAACGCCCTCTACAATCTGCATGGGAATATCAAAACTCATGGCCACTGCTTTCAGCGCAACATTCCAATACTGTTCTGGATTCAGTGCGCTTTTTCTCACGCCCACGTCTTTTATTTCAGTTGTTTCATCGCTTACCCAGGCTGTCTTGGAATTTGTTTCCGCTGCCTGTGCCTTTATTGCTTTCATTGCAGCAGGCTTTCCTTTCTTTTTTATATAGTGAATGAAGCCAGCAGCGTTTCTATAGAATGCCTGGCCCGTGCTCCAAATAACATTATCCAAAACAACTAGGTAATTGTAAGCTGGCCGCATATAGCCAATGCCTTCTGGATCGTTCCCGTACTGGTTAACCGGCATATAAATGAATCTGCTTGCATGCACCTCAATTGCGGGCCCTGTTCCTAGCTTCACCATTGCGCCAACTATCTCGCCATAGTGTTCAGAGTTGCTATCCTTCTCAATAAGCAGTTTTCTTACATTGGTTCTTGTAATAATGCTCAAGTAATCCAAGCTCTTCGGATTCTCAATTTCTTCCTCAAGGCCTGCCTCATCGCTGTAACCCAACATGAGCAAGGCATAGCCCTCAACCATTCCAACCTTATATGTTTCCTTTAAAATTTTCTTCAAGCCCAGAGCCCGTGTTTCGCCTTCAGTTATCCATTTCTTTTTTGAAGAAAATACTTTGCTTACGTCTTCAATTAGTGTTTCATTCTCTGATTCAATAGTGAACCAATTATCGAAAGTGTCAGCGGCAATTTTGTTAACAAGCTTTCTGCCAATCCCGTTTCCCCTGTACGCATCTACAAGCTGCTCGTTTAAAATATTAGTATTCCAAAGCGTACTCTTACTAGCCGCATCTGAAGCCTTGCTTGATTTGGCATCAGGATTATATTCTGGAATAAGTCTATCTACAAGAATCCGCTTGCCAGTATTGATTGCATCGTTGAACAGGGACATAAAATTTCCTCGCGAGAAACTAACTGCCCTCATCTATGGCAATCCCCTTAATATAGTTTATGCTTTTTTTAACGTTTTGAGAGCTATTTGGATTGTTTTTACTAAATTGCAACGTCAAAAGTATCTGTTTTCTGGCCTGCAACCCATAGTGCCATTGCTATGCTCCAGAAAGAATCCCCGTGGCCCTCAGGTGTTTCCAAGGCCTGCAGGTCATTGTCAACTACAAGAATTTGGTCAATCATACGCCGGTCATTCAACAGTTCAACTTCTTTGTTTTCAACCATTTTCTCAAAGTTTGTAGCCATGTCATGCTTTAGTGTTGTCTTGAAAATAAACGGATCCAGGACATTAGGCATCTCACCGCGTTCAACAAAGCTTTCCATTTCTCCCCGAGTAGCATCATAGCCTCCCTCGTCAACCTTGAGCCTTTGTACAAGGCTGTTGATGTGATCCAGCTGCTTGTTATATCCCCAGCCATCCAGGAACCTTTGGTAAATCTGTTTCCAATGTCCTGGCGTGTCCTCTTCAAATACAACAACGTGTGAAGGATGCACTTTCTTTCCAATGTCCCAACCCATCACTACATAATAATCCTCGTTCTGTTGCTTCTTTGGTTCCAGGGCTGAGTTGACCGCACCTTGCAAAACGTCCCGTGCAAACCATGCCTGCTCCGTCCAGACAGGCTTGCACATAAACTCTTGATTGAAAACTCTCTCCCCTAGTTTTCTTTTTCTAAGCATCAGCCTTTCCCACGGCCATGCTTCAGGCCATAGACTAATTTTCTTTTCCCAATCCAGAACAGCAGGCGAAACTGTTACAGCCATTCCCTCAGTTACTTGCTTATCGAAAAAGAAATCGAATTCGGTTTGGGGCGTGCCAACCACATGCATCTGTCCTTCAGGTTTAAGCATGCTTACAACTTCTGTTTTGAAAATTCGGTTTATTTTATTAATCACTGTCGGGTTCAGCTTGTTCTCTGGGTCCCTTAATGGATCGTCCACATAGATTCTCGGTGCATGAATTCCTCTTTTGAATCCAAGCAATCCGCAGGGATCAATGGTTGTAATTCTTTCACGGTCCCACGTGTACTTCAGCACTCCCTCTGCTGTTGGCTTCAAATCAATTATTTCATCATAAAAAGAGTTTCTTGTAATGAACTGCTTAGTCTTTCCCAAGTGGTAGCCGCTCATCGAAGCGTTGTAAGAAAAATAATGCCCTTCTAATCCAGGCCTGTAAAGCAGGTCCCACATGATATGGGCGTACAAGCTGGCTGATTTGAAGTGTTCTCTTGCGGATACTCTAACTGTTTCCTTGTTGTCCTGCAGCATGCTTGCCGTGGTATCAATGTGGGCCCCGTCAATAAACTTGTCGAAGGACAGGGAAAAAATGTTGTTAACAAAATACTTGAAGTCCCTTTCCCCTTTCCGAAAATGTTCCCATTGCTCTTCATTCATTCACCATCACCGACATTTTTAATTAATCTTACTTTTTATCTTGCTCCTCTCGCTCTTTTTTAAGAATCTCCTGGGCCTTAACCACAGTCAACTCTCCTGAAAGTTCCACTCTTTTAGGTGCCTCTTCAAGAACACCAAGAGACTGAAGAATCCTAATCTTTGCCTCCTCATGTTTTTGCATCAAATTCAAGGCCCCGATTTTCACATTATCATTACTTGTATCCCTGTACGTCTTCCTAGCATCCCGGTATATACCATCGTACCGCATTAGAAACTCAAACAAAACTTTATCAAGCGGCTTTTTCGCCAGCTCACCTATAATTTCTTCCCTTAGCTTTTGCCTGTCCCTCTCAACAGTGCGAACAGGAACTTGTAATGTCCTAGCTATCTCTTTTGTGTAAAGGCCCTCAAGCACTAATGTCTTTACTTTCTCTCGCCTTTCTTCAATTTTCTTTTTGTTCGACATCCCCCTTCACCTCCGCCGCTTTTTTGGCGGTTTTGCCCGTGTATCTCTCCCACCGATTGATAATAATTTGACAGTATTTTGGATCTAATTCCATCATAAAACACTGGCGACTGAGTTTTTCTGCAGCAATTAATGTGCTTCCGCTGCCGCCGAACAGGTCTAGCACAATTTCGCTTCTTTCAGTCATGGCCATTATTGCTGGGAAAGCGAGCTTGTAAGGTTTTTGTGTTGGATGTTCATATTCCGAGGTCTTGTCTCGGTGTTGATACCAGGCATCCAATTGCTCCAGAAAATTCGAGAATTCCAGGTTAATGAGACTTGTCCTGTTTTTGACGAATTGTTTGTTTAGCTCTGGCTTTTTTCCCTCTTTCAAGCCCAAAATGTAGAATTCAAGCTGCTTGTGGAAAACGCATCCTGGTGCATACGTCAGGGAATTTTTTACCCATGCTCCAAGCTGGTTTACTTTCCATTTTTCCAAGATTACGGCCTGAATTGCCGTGTGCAGGTGCTTGTCCCCATTCCATAAAACCAGGCCTGCTTTTTCTGTTGTCCAATCAAAACAGTTCTTCATGGCTTTGCGAAGAAATTCCAAGTACTGCTCTTCTGTCATGTTGTCTTGGAAGACTTCTTTGTGGCCATACTTGTATTTTCCCTCTGCGTAGCTGTGAAATCCGAAGCTCCTATAGTTTATATTGTACGGAGGATCCGTAAACACCAATTTTGCCCTATTACCATTCATTAATTTTGCAGTATCCTCTGGAGAAGTAGCATCTCCACAGATTAGCCTATGCTGATCAAGCCTGAAAACGTCTCCCCGTACAATATCTGTTTCAATTTTCTTGTACTCTTTCTCTACATCGAATTCCTCTTCCTTATCAATGTTTAAGGCGTCCAAGATTGAATCAAATTCCCTCTCTTTCAAGGCCAGTAATTCATTAACTTCGCCTAAGCTCATATGTTCACTGAAAAATTGGAATTCCAAGATATCCATTTCCCAGTCATGCGTTCCCCGAAGCTTGTTCAAAACCTGCCTCAAAATCCTGCGGTCAATATCCTTCAACAGCAATCTAATAACCGGCACCTGTTTCATTCCCAAAACCTTTGCACGCAGCCACTTCTGCTCGCCATCCGCAATAAGCAAATCCTTGTTTGTAATAATCGGGACAATAAACCCATACTTTTTGATGCTCTCATCCAGCGCGCGCTCTTGGGTTGGTGTCATTTTGTTAGGGTTCTTTCCATCAATCTTCAAATCATTAATAGGCACCATTTCAACTACGGGGATTTCAATCTCAGCCATCTAATTCCCCCTCTTCCAAGTTTTAAACCATAATGGTAATTTAGTTTTCCATCCTCTCTCGTCAAGTGTATGTTTTTCTTTTTGTACCTCGATTTTTTCAAGCCGGACTAATAAAGGTTTTTCTTCTGCTCCTCCATGCCCAACTAAATTTGAATTTGGGGCTAACTCACTACAAAATTCACAAAAAGATTGCTTCTCGCCTTTTTCATTTGTTGCCTGAACAACTAAATAAAGTGCAAAAACATTATCCGCATTTGGTTTCACAACCTGCATTATAAAAAAACCTTTACTCACTGGTTGCTTAGCATCTCTAATGTTGAAATTCATACTTGGATGCTCAAACCGTTCCTTAATTTCCTCAATATAACCTTCGCCTTTCTTAACCAATTCGCAAGTAACAACCTCTTTGCCTTTAACAAGGTCTTTGAGTTGCTGCTCGTTGAATTTTTGGGTTTTCAATCCAATCCCTCCATGGTCTTTTCAAATTCTTCCGGTGTTTCTTTTATTGTCATTATTTTCGTTTTGCACTTCTGGCAGTACACTTCATAATGTGCTTCGCCTATAAGCTGTATTCGGAATAGCTTCGCCCCGCACTTGCATCTGATTCTAGTTCCTGGTAACACGTTTGCCCTCCTGCTTTTCCTGTTGGGATATGAAATCACGCCAAGGCTGTAAACTTATAGGCTGATATGGAAAAGAGAAACGCAGCTGCTCGTGCCTTTTCTTTAAATAAGAAATTTCTTCCTCAATGGCCTCTAGTCTAATTATCTGCCGTTCTCTAATCTCTTTGAATTTCTTAAGCCTTTTTTGAATGTGTTCAATATCGTAATCCTTGTTCATTCTCTCACACTCCAAAGTCTGTTTCCGGGTCTTCCTCGAGCTTTGTTTTAACGGCTTCCTCCAAAGCCCGGATTCTTCTAAGGGCCTCAAAGTACTTCTGCTTCAAATTTCTGTTTTCTTCTTTGAGGTTTTTAATATCTGTATAGACAAGCACCAACTGTAGCTTAACTTCACGCTTGACTGCTGTTTCCACTATTCTCGCTATCTCGCCCATACAGAACCACATTGCTCACTATCCCAAAATTACTATAGGTGCTCTTCCTGCACATTTCTTTATGGCTGCGATTCCCTTCAAGGCATTTCTTTTCCTTGAGTAGCCCTCGCTCTGTGCAATTATTTTGCCGTTGGCTGCTCTCAATCGAAAGTACCATTGTCTATCAACAGCGTTTCCTATAAACACTTCAAACTTTCCCTGCACTGTTCTCACCTCCCTTCTTTTTTTCTGCCTCTAGTTTTTCCACTTCCTCTTTAGAGATTTTTTTAACCTCTGTCTTTTCCTCTGGCGGCAATGCAGGAGGGAACACGTCAATTATTTTGGCTCCACCTATTAGTCGCTTACCTTGGTCTCGTCTTTCAGTCAGGTTTGTTATTTGCATTTTCTTTTCTTCGTTGTCAATGCCAAGCTTTTCTACCTCGTTGTCATTGATTTGTATTTCAAACTCAATTTTCTTTATTGAATTTGTCATGCGCTTCACTGAGATGCGCTCCTGCTCTCTTTCCTTGCCGTTAAGGCTTCTGTCGTTTGGGTTCTTTTGCATTTTTTATCCTCTCCTTTTTTCTTTTCACTGCTTCTTTGAACAGCTTGCGTGGCAATGGCCAGCGCATTCCTTTTTGAATTTTCAAATAAATTCTTTTGTCCTCGACTGTGGCAAAAAATTTCCAATTACAAAAAGCGCAATTCAGGTATTCAACAATGCAGGATTTCTTTCCGTAATGTACTGATAGTTTGCCTCTAATCATTTTGTGGAATCCCTTATTGCAATACTTTTTCCTTGCCTGTTCAAAACTAAAGCCCTTCCAACCTAGTGTTAGCATAAACCATTCCCAACGCAACCAGGAAAGGCAGGACGAGAAAAAATTACTCAATCTGGGTAATTTAAAACTTTGCCTAGCCCCACTCGCGTTCGTCCCTTCTCGCCTTTCTGCTCCCGTTTTCAATTCAATCCCTCCGATGCACTTTCATTCATGCTTGGAATTTTGTGCGGATTGAAAAAGAAATGTACCCAAACCAGTTCCTGTGCTTTGAATTTTCCTCTGTGCAGGCTTTTCCATACAACTTCAAACTCTTGCGGATTGCCTGCGCCCTCTGCTTCCCAAAGAAATTCTTTTACAAACCACAAAGGCAGCTCCATTACATGCTGCAGCCTAAACCTTCCGTTTGCTGTATAGAAATAATCCCCTGGATCTCCGTACCTTTTGTGCCGGCTAGTGCAAACCTTTTGCCCGGCCCTAAGCCTTTCATCGCTCCACTTGTTGAATGGAATTTCAATCTGTTTGCTCATAGCAACGCTTTCTCCAGTGTTTCTTTCTTTACTCTTTTCAATGCGTTCCCGAATTTCTCCAGGGCCGCGCCTGGTGTGCTTCCCTTACAGCAAATTTCAAGCTTGCTGCATTCAAAGGCATACTCATTCTTTCTTGGATCTGTCGTCCTTAGTGGGTAATATAGCACTTCCAGATTTGTCTTGCGTATTTCCGGCATTAGATTCAACCTCCTGTTTTTCTTCTATAATAACCTCAACTTCTTTTCTGAATTTTTCCTGTTTTCCCATTTGCTCTTTGGCCCATTGCTTTATTTCGTTGAACTTTCCCAGAGGCAGGAAAATTACTTCCGCTTCCTCTGTTACCATCTCAACAAACTTCTGGCCCATGTGCTCGGTTATTTCTGGGTTGTCAATGTCAAGCGTTGCAATATCGCTCAACGCAATCTTTGGATCTGAAACCTTTACGAAAACCTTGCTGCCTTTCACTCGGAAGGCTTTTATGCTCAGAGTCGTTTTTATTCCTTCTTCAATTTCTGGATTTGCTTGCAATTATTTCCCCTCCCTTTTAGTTGGCACAACAACATAGGAATCCCAAGTGCCGCCACTGTTTCTTTCATTCTCTAGCACTATTATTTTTGCTTCCTTGACTTCCTTGACTTTTGCAGGAAAGCCCATCATACCTAATCTCACTGTTCCGCCTTTTTTTAATTTTTCATGGTTGGAAAGGAAAATTTTGTTTTCGTTCCATTTGTCATCATGCAACAAAATGCCTTCCGTTTCCTTTCTTGTTAGTTCAATTTCTGGCATGCTTACTCCTCCTGCGGTTTTACTATATCTGCAAAGGCTACTCGCTGCAGTACTTTTGTAATTTCAACCTCGTGCCTTTCGCCTTTCCTTGCGCCTTGGATTATTACTACAAATCCCTCGACCTTTGCAACGCCGTCGCCGTCCTTACCGATACCGATAATATCAACCTCGATGCGCTCGCCTTGCTGCACTGGCGGCTGCCTTGCTCCTCTTTCTTCTTTTCCTTCCAAATTAATTCCTCCTTGTGATTTTTATGTTGTCTCCGGCCATAGGTCGGTCTCTTTTCCTGTACTGGAAAAGCTGTCCTTTCAGCTGCCTAACTTCTTCTTCCAAACTGTTTATTTTCTGCTGCATTTCTCTCATTCTTTTTGCGTTGCTCATTTATTCACTCCATTCAGATTCTTTATTTCCACACAAAGTACAAACTAACGTACCAACAGTTTCAGGATATATTCCATTAGCTGTTCTTATTTTTATTTTCTTTTTTTCAAGAAAGAATTTGTTATTTCCGCATTTGCATTTCTTTTTCATTGCTTCGCCTCTAGTATTTTTTTAGCCAACTCAGGATTTTCTCCAATCCATAAAAAAAAACCTACAATTTCACTTTTTTTCCATTCTATGAATTTAATGTTTTTTAAAATTTTTCCCAATTCTTTCAAACTATACCTTGTCGGCCCTTCAAGAACTTTTCCCAATACTTCATCTACTGCATTCATTGGCCCTTGCATTTTAGCATCCAATTGACGATTTATATTTTTCAAGTATTCTTTCATTTCTCTAACTTCTTTTTCTGACATCATTACAAGTCCTCCAAGAAAAGTGTTTTGCTAGCCTTAACCATCTGGCCGTCAACTTCAATCAGCCCGTTCCTTCTTAGCAATCCCAAGTAAGTACCAAACGATCCTCCGCTTGGTGCAAAGTTTGTTTTCTCTCCAATCTCTTCCCTAGTAATTTCTCCCGGGTAAACTTCTGCAATAGCGCGAAGCATTGCTCCGGCTCCTGCCCTGAATTTTGAAGCCCACATATCAACTAAAGCTGTAGGCTCTGTCGGAAGGTCAGGGATATCTCCTGCATTTTCCAGGCCCTCAGAGGTAATTATTACTTCACCTTTTTTCTCTTCGATCCAGCCAGCTCTTTTTAGTTGGCCCCAATAGGTACCGAAAGAGCCGCCCTTCATAGAAAAGCCTGAAAGAGATGCAACCTGCTGCCTACTTATTGGTGTCGGATGGAACATTGCAACAGCCTTAAGCATTTTCATTGCCCCTGATCTGAGCGTTCCATTGTTTCCCTCATCTGTGGGTATGTGTATATGTGTCTCAGCCTTCATCGATGGCGTTATCGATGAGCTTATAGATGGCTGTGCTTTTTGTCCAATGCCATACTCTCGGTCAAGTTGTGCAACACTTTTCCTTGCTCCCGGCACATGATTTTCTTTATCATCAAAAATAGAAATTTTATCTACAATCGCAATGACACTTTCAACTTTTTGAGATTTCTCTTTTATCAAACCAAAATTATATTTTAGAGTGTGGAGATGTTTCCTCATTTTGTTGAACTCAACATCATACCTTTTTTTTGCTTCAGAATATCCTTGTATCCTAGCATTGATTATATCATTCTTATTTTTCACCGGTACTTCAGAGTACTTTATAGTACCAACTTTCTTCAGCTGCAAATTCAACTCCCGAATTTTCTTTTTTAAATCTGATGTTTCCATCTGCTCTTCCTCAGCTTTCTTCGGAAGATCCGCAAGCTTAGATAATATTAATTTAATATTACTTCCTGCAGGTGCTGCTTTGATGCTTACTCCCATGCCTGCCTCCGGATGAGATGTTTTTACCTTGTCAATTTTTACCTTAGCTATTTGCTTGGCTATTGCAGGACCGAATGCATAAAATTCTCCTGCCTCGAGGTCTCTCAAAGAAAGCATTTGTTGTTTTGAAGTAAAGCCTAGCTCTTCGCTTGCCCTTTTCATGTCCACATCTAGGCCTGTTCTTCCGATTAGTTTGTTGTTGCATTCGGCTGCTGCATCCTTGTGAAGTTTTGAAAGCCTCTGCGTTGCTAGGGCAATACAATATCCTCTCTTCCTTCCTCGGGTTGCTGCATCAATTACGGAGCCTGCACTTTCTGATTTTGTTTTCTCCGGACAGAAGATATGGGCCTCATCTACTATAAGCAAAACAGGATGCCATAGTTCCTTTCTGGCGTTCACCATTGCGTCCAGGAATCTCTTTACAAATAGAATCCTCTCATGATGCTTCAGCTCATACAAATCGATTATGGCTGAAATGTTATGCTCGAGCAGTTTCTTTGCAAGCATCTCTGCTGACCTGATGTCTGTTGGAATGTCGCCGTCTTTTCCGACTAATACATAATCGTACTTTTCCCTTAGCGTTGCGAACTCTCCCTCCAGGTCAAGGACAATATGCTGTACCTTCCCGTGCGTTTCCTCGAGGAGCTTCCGGATTAAATAAGATTTTCCTCCTCCAGAGTTTGCCTGAATTAAAAGTCTGGTTCTCATTAGTTTTTCCAGGTCGATTCCCAGGGGCTTGCCGTCTGCCTTTCCGATGATTGCTTTCTTCAATTTAATCCCCCTTTTTTGTTTCACATAATCGTTCCAGTTTTTCTTCTTCTTTCTTCAAACATTTATCGTGGAAAACTCCGCTAATGCCATTTCTCCCTACAAAATTCTGCAATTCATTTTCTTTAAAAGTCAAACCGCAACCATCGCATTTCATCTAATCCTCTTCCCATTGATCTACCTGGTAACAAGTAAGGCCCAGCTCCCGCCACATATCCACTACTCGCTGCCTGTCCTCAAATACTCCTATGACTTCAAATTTTTTTTGAATTTGATTTTTGTAAATTTCTTTCTTTATTTTATGGTCTGGCCTTATATCTCCATCAAGGCGCATTATCATACTATACTTACGAGATTCTTTTGAACTTGGGAAATGATTCAAAAGCCATCTTATTGTAATTCCTTCAATCAATCTAGGCCGTCCTGTTAGGAAAATTATGTGGTAATGTTCTGCTAGGAATTTAATTAATTCAATTACTTGTTTTTTTGGTTTGTCTTTGTATGCTGCTGCAAAGAATCTCTTCCAGTCTTTAACTCCGTGCGGGTTCTTTATCCAATGCAGCCTGTGGGTAAGGTCTGCTATTGTTCCGTCTATGTCTACGATTATTGCTTTCTTCAATTAATCAGCTCCTCTTTCCATTCCTGGTCAATCCGAATCCCAACTATCCTGCACGGGTAACGTTCCCTTTTGCTGTCAATGCTCTTTTCTTTTTCTGAATCCATTACCTCGATTGCCACTCTGTCATCCAGCACGAAAATGTCTGCCCGGCTTCCGTTCTTGAAAATTGCCTCAGTGTAAAAGCTTTTGCCCTGTGCGTTCAGCCAGTAGCATATTTCAAAAATCTTTATTGCATGCTTGAACCTGCCAGGGAAACCACACTTGTTTCTCTTTGCGTTCTGCTTCATTCTGTTGTCTAGCAAGTTCTTTGATTCTTGGCAAAACTGCTCTCGTACTTTTTGGTTCATAGTTTCCTCATCACCTTCAAGAGTTCCCTGGCGTTCTTAACGTGCTTGCAGTTGGATTTCTTTCCCCTGCCCTCCTGCATTGTTCCATGTTGACAATCGCAAGACCTTTCCACAGAAGAAAGGCAAACAAGGTATTTCTCTTTTGCAAGAAACCAGTGCTTGCCTTTCAATCCCTGGCCAAGGTAGCGAATTGCGAATATATAACCCACTTATTCCTCCTCATCCTTGTCTTCAACAAGCAAGGTGCTCTGATGCTTAACCATCTTGATCTCTAGCTCATCCCTGATGTTCAAGACAATCGGCTTGTCTGAGTGCAGGTTTATTCGCTGCCCTGTTTCGCTTCTAAGGAACGTAGAGTATGTCCTCTTTGTTTCATCCTCTTTCTCGTTTTCTTTTTTTGTCTTCGATAAGACAACAAAATTCTCTTTATAGTTCGTCACATCAATCCCTCCTGTTTTTTATAATGTGATAATTGCCACGATTTTTCCACGTCCATCAAATCCTCTCCGGTTGAATTAATCCTAGCAAAAGATTCGGACTCTTCAAAGCCATTCTGCTTACCTTGTAAGCCTGCGATCCGTTATGCTCGAATGTTTTAATCTCACTGGAGTGTGGCACGTCTTTTTTCATAATCCAGCCGTAAATCTTCAGGAAGATTGCTCCCGTGCGGAAGTCCAAAAAATTCAGCTTCTCGAAAAGGTAAGCGTCTACTTTCTTCCTTTGGTACTGCTCCTTGTTGATTAGAAACTCCTCAGAAGTCTTCACATCAAATTTAAACAGCTGCAGCAGTCCGTTCTCATTTGGCACCGCAAGCTGCGAATCAAATTCATCAACCTCTCTGCCTTTGAGAACTTTAGGAAATGGCTGCTTGAACGCATAGCAGTGAGCGAACTCTACCTGGAAACCCATGCGGTCAGCCTTGGCTTCATCGCCCTGCAGAAACTTGTCCTTATTCCCTGTCCTGTTTGCATGGATCTCTTCCGCAGCCTTCCTGGCTTTTTTAATTACTTCATACGGTATCTTTACTTCCAGCATACTTTTCTCCCCTGTAATGAAAATCGAGGTAATGCGCCATCGGGAAATCAGTTATTATTCCGCAAATGGCGCATTGTTCTTTTTCCCTCAATTTTCTCATTATTTATTCCTCGTCAACAAAGTCCTGGACTAGATTTGAGAAACCTTTATTGTTTCCGAATTCCCAAGGCTTACTTTTGACAAGACACTTCTTGCCTACGATCTCCTTTGCTATGTCCCAAGAGCTTTCCAATGGAACGCTAAGGTATGCCTCAAGCAAGCTCTTCAATTGAGCCAAATTGTTTGAAGAACCCATCCAAAGCCGATTAGTGTATTCTCTGATACTTCCGAAGGTTTGGTCGAAGCTCCTATTTTCTCCCGTCTCTTTGTCTTTGTACTCGAATGTGCATTGCAGCCAGTGTTTTTTGTAATACTTGTCTTCCGGCAGCTGTATTTCCTTGCCATCCCTGTTTGTAGTAGTTACCGTTTGACCGTCTGTTTGAAAACTCGCAGCTGTTATAACGCATTCTATTGGCCTTTTGAATTCTGGTTTATTGCTGCCGAATTTTTTCTCCCTTGTTTCTTTACCAGTGTCAACTATTATCTGGCCTTCTTTTTCGTGCTCGTTTCCTTCTTCGTGATTTGGGACTTCAATGTCTTTGGTTTCTGGTTTTACTGTGCCTTTACTCATTTAAAGCCGCCTCCTGCTTTTTGAAATCCTCGAGCTCTTTTACCGCGTGCAACGCAATGTCTTTCATATTTGTAATGCGTTCCTCCGCTTCCTTTTTATTTGAGGCATCGAAATAAACTTTGCCTCCTTTCCTGGTTCCTCCAAAGTCAAGCTCTAGAGAATCAGGATATTGTTTTTTTTGCAATATCTCTTCCATGAGATTCGCCTCCTTGCCCACGCCTTAAAAAGGCTATGGCACGCCCAGGCAAGGAATTGAACCTTGCACCCAATTTCCCGAGGTGGGTTAACACTACTAGAATTCGGGTCCCCCTGGCTGAGCATACCGGCATTATAGCCGGCATTCCCAATACGCTTTCTTCCAGCGTAGTCTCACTCGGTTGAGTAAGTGTAATTTTAGCGCACACGTTTAACTCTCCTGCATCCTTTTCTATTCATCGGGATTACAATGTGTAGTTCGTTGTGCCTGGCCAAGTGCCCTATTACGCTCTGCAATTCCTGGCCATTCAATTCATAGCGGTGTGCTATTGCGCTCTCCGTAATGGTTGTACCAATAGGCTTGTCCTGCAGCTCGCGGTAAACTTCTGCGTATGCGTGCATCGCTTTGTTCTCGACTTTAAATTTTGTAATAAAGCTTTCCTGTCCTGGTTGTCCTTTGAAAAAATGTAGCTCGTGGGCCTTGGATGCTTCCTGCATTAGTTCTCTCAAGTAGTTGCTCGAGCGGATTTTAAACTCGGCTTTCAAAATAGAAACCGTAACCTGCTGATTCGTTTCAGCAAGCTCTGCAATCCGCTGCAATTTATGTACCTTGCCCGGAGAATTGGAATAAGCTGCCGCTTCCAGCTGCTTTATTCTTTTCTGTAAGTCAGTTACGATCTTCTGGTTCTCCAGGACTATTGCACTTAATTCTTTCTGCTCAAGTTCTTGCATTCTTTCCCACTCCGGAATCCTAATTTTATATCTGTAAGACCTCTCTGCTCAGGTAAAATTCTCTTAATCTCTGTTGCGCCTTCTCTCTCTGCCCTTTCGGTCATTTCTTTAATGCTGATTGTGCTGTCGAATTTCATGATTCTGCCTCCAACAAAACTACTGCAATTTTTTTTCCAGCCCAAGATTTTCTCAAATAAACTCTTGACGCCCTTGGTTCAGGTGAAGCAGTTTTTTTCACCATCTCATAGCCGGCAATTGAAAAAGTTATTTTTCCACACTCACAACTCATTCAGCTCCCTCCTTTTTCATTCTTATCTGTAGTTTCTGTTGGCCCTCTTTTCCATTCAATGAAAGCAACTGAGGAGTAGGGAACCTGATACTCCTTATTTAACTCAAGATCTATAATTTCCAAATCAGTATTTCCATGATCGTCTATTCGAATAGTTACTTCAACATTCTCAAATTTTGTCTCTGCCTTGTCAAGAAGCATTATTGCTTTAGCCAACATCTCAACTCCCTCCTATAGAAACAAATAATTTCGGGGCTTGGTTGTCAGTGAATTTTCTCCTCTCAACCTTAGCAGCCGTTCGATTTGGGTAAGGGCCATGCCAATTTTCAGCCCCTTGGTTTTCGCGCCAATACCATTCTCCTCTTTGAGGAGACCAATAATAGCCTCTCATGCTCCCACCTCGAGAGAATTAAAATTAACGGCTGCCGGCATCATCCTCTGGCCCATGTTCAACGGCATGGGCAACCTAACTCCGTCTTGTCCGCCGGTCTTACGCCTAGGTGGAATTGTTAAGAAGGTGTCCCCCACCTCCTCAAGTTTCGAGGTGAAACAAGCAGAAATATGCCTAGATAGGCATAGTTTTTCCGTAAAATCCGAACTGGGAGCTCCTATTTTTAGCCCCATATCTGAGAAATCGCTTAGCCCGGAGGAGAACTGCACTCCTGGGTTCGTTTGGTATATCCCATTCTGCTCAAATCCGAACTTTATCATTTCTTTCACCTATTGCCTTTAACTAGCCCCAATTCCCTATCTAATGTAGCATAAAGCGGTTCTTGGGGAATTACCTTTTTTCCTTCCAGGTATTTGAAGGCTTTTTCTGAAATCCATGTGTTTTTTGTTTTGATTTTTGTTGCCATTTCGAATCAGTTATAATACGTTCTAACTCATATATAAACCTTGCTGTAATTTTGGTTGGTTAATAAGTTATAACCTTTTATAACTTTTTCCACTCAGATACTATGACAGGATGTTCACAAAAAACTTTTCAGGAGAGGCCTCGTTTCTGATGCGAAGTTTTCCCATCAGCAATTATTGTAAAGGAAATTCTGGCACCGGAAACCTACTCCCCCCCAGAAGCTTCTTAAAATACTTAGTCTGTTATTCGTTATTGACGTCTGCAGCCGGACGTGCTAAGTCCCCTTGGGTCTTCTGGCCGGGGCAGATGGCTAATTCTAAGGAAATCAACCAATTAGTTGATTTTCAATCAACCGAGGATATTTCAAGGTCGGAGAATAAAATATTATTAAGAGGTGGGTAACATTGAACGAGAACTTAGTTTTAGATACAGTTACTTCTGAGGAATTTCTATACACGCTATCTAGGGAGAAACTTAAAAAAATAATGAAAGCCGTCAGGACGGTTAATGAGAGAAAATACACCAGGAGGAAGTTTCCCAAATACCGATATCCGGCCTACAAGGCTATGTCGCTGGAGAATGTGGACAGGTTTTTTTCCGCATTCTATACCCATGAGTGGCGGTACAAAGTCCTTTTTATGACTCAGGCTTTTTTGGGCTTGCGGATTGGGGAGGTTGTTAAAATCAACCTCAAAGAGATTGATTTCCAGAATAAGCAGATTAAAATTAAAACTGAAAAGCAGGGCCCTTTTGAGGTCCTGGATTCGATGCACCTGCATGAGAAGCTTGATGTTTTACTGGCGGAATATATCCATGAGTACGAAAGGGAGATTATAAAGCATGACGGGTTTATTTTCTTCCCGGAAACTTCCCGGAGCCACAATCAGTATGTTTCCTCAGACAGGGCCAGGAACATATTCCGCAAAGTGTGTGATCGGATTGGGCTTAATGAATTTTACGGCTACAGGGAACCTGCCAGTGATTTGGACAATTGGCAACCAGGGAAATTATACAAGCATACTACCCACTCCCTGAGATATGCCTTTGCGCAATATCTGAGAAAGAGCAATATACCTATAGAAATCAGGAAGCACCTTATGAGGCACCGGTCTCTGAGCTCCCTGCAGATTTATGAAGCTCCACA